GCCATGTCAATATTGTGTTCCCTAATGATGTTGTTATTTTGCCCGAGTCCCTGCTAGCTTTACCCGCGAATTTAATGCCACAGTATTTAGCGTTCAAATCTCCAAATGTTAGTGCATTCCATGTGTCTAGCATAGACCATTGTGAAGGATGAAGGCACCTTTTCAGCAGCATGCTCTCCATCACCATGTGCATCCAATTTTACGTTGAGTCATAAGCCGAAAAGTCCGTATTAGCCGCATGAGCCAACTGCAATTCAACAAATGACGATAACCTATCGCACATTTGATTACTATCGTAGCCCTTTACGAATCCCGGCAGTTTATATATGACATGTTAAACCTAGGTGGCCACGAATCCAGTCATCACACGTGTGAATTGCTCATAAAATCCCAGCAACCTGGCTGTCCTAGTGCCGCTCATTAAAATTTCTTTCTTATTCATTATTCTACGAGTAGACTCCAGCTGAATGTAATTCTTTTCGTACATGTTTTCGTGCAGCATTCTCATGAGCTGTGACTTAGTTGCAACTGATACAGGCTTCTTATCCACGTATTCAGCATAATGTGCCGTGAGTGACTCTATTTCAGGAGGCTAATTTGTTTTCAAACAATGATCCAAGCCACTCTATTACACTTAGATCAGTTTCAACCACTAAGCCTAACTACTAGTTTCTTTAGGCACGGAGACTTTCAGTATGAATGCTTAGCTAACATTCGCAAAATTGGATTCATTGTAGTGGTATTACTGATCCCCCTCTAACTGAATGTATCTAGTTAAATTGAAGCCATTTGGTTCCCTGGTCATACTTTTCTTCATTAATTCGTCCACTGCTTTAGTACTGCCTATAACATACTTGTGTGGTTGATGCGGCAGCATTTCAGGAACCGCCACTTGCGACATCAATTTTGCTGGTTGTTGTGGGTCATCCTGGACTAATGACGGTTGATTATGTAGGTCCTCCCAAGCTTTACTTGTAAGGTGCTTGTTGATCACGTTGTTGTTCTCCAAAGTGTTTGCCGTGTCTCTGACCCTATCAATTTCTGGAGCTCCGCGAATTTCAAAGCCAGTTTCAGCTTGCTTGACAGTAACTGCTGGGTCATTATTATTGAATCTCATCTCTGAAATGTGCTACTGTAACAACTTAATTTCTGGCGATTTCCTATCGTTTCTCCAACACTAGCAAGGACAATCCATTGGGCGCTGAGCGCCTGGCACCAATACTGTTCTTATAAACTCATAATTCTCTGCGTGAACTGCTGCCATTGCGTGACTGCCACTCGTAAATAGCGTGATGGATTGATCTCTTCCCACGGAATGACCGCCCATTTAGAATCCCAAGGAGAAGTTATTCGTCAGCATTTTAACTTTCACCTAAGAAGTTCCGACGAAATTGGTACACATACTGGCTATCTTGAAACGCGACATGCCCTTATTCTTCTCCACCTGATCATGAAGCGCTGACATGTCAAGCTGATACAACTAATTGATCTTATTCCACACTTACCGCATCTCCACGTCTTACTGCTTGTACTTCAACAACTGACCCTCGCTGAGTTGACCTTTGCACAACATCAAATCTATCATCAAAATGAAAATAGAGTTGTACACGCAACGATAACCTGCCCTATCATAGGCCGTCAATGACCCAGATCCCAAATCAATGAGTTTTAGGTCCAATCCTGACTGCTTCTTTTCTATTTCCAATACCCTGTCGTTGGTGATTGCCTGTGGGTTGTAATGCAAACAATTGTTCACAAAATCACCATTTTTCCATTAAAAGTCAGCAGGCAATCCGTACTGAATCGCATGTTTGCATCTCCTTGATTCAAACGGACTCATTCTGATAATGTGATTCTGTCCTAACCTCACGGCTACTGAAAACTACCCTTTGTTATCTGGATACGTGATAGCATATTGCAATCCAAGCACTTAACTAGCCAAGTAGTTGTGGACTTAATCAATATCAACTTCCTTTTGCGCCAAATGATCACCCATAGTCTGCGGGGAATAATTCTTGGGATCAGAATCGAACTTGATGTCATCGGGGGGGATCCTGAAAGGCACTCCAAACGTAGTAAATAGTGATTGCAATTTGACCTTGTCAATACTGTTAGCATCAGCAGCCAAAGCATCAAACATAGGATGCATATCTACTACCCCGTGGAATAGAGCCATCGTGTACTCGTCTTTCCAACAAATGATTTCTTTGTGGCGCAACATGTGAGCGATTTCAGCCATGCGATAATGTGTTTCGGGCCCGTACATCACAATTAGCGGCAGTGGATTACCCTCCGCGTCGTTAGCAGCATAAGACATTGATCCCATAGTCACAGAACTGCACTTACCCAATGAATCCTTAGTGGTTCTGACCCAAATCATCGGAGTTTCCAAGTAATAAAACAATTGCTTCATTGTCGTCATGTTGTTTGTGTAATGTGCTACTCGGTTATCATACACTGGCGAATGCTTTATGTAGTACTTTCTCTCGTGTACGGCCACAGTTCTTGAAGCCATCGAACTCAGCTAATTGGACTGAACCTCACTCATAATCTTTCCGTTGGTCACTTTGTCTTGCATAGCGGCTTCACTGTATTATTACAGGAACTGGTCGTGGACATTGCCCCCAGTGTTGCATCTGTGGCGTGAGTATTGGTCCCTACTCCATGGTCCTTCTCCCTTCACGGCATCAAAAGCCGGATATCCCACAGCTTGAACCTTGGGATGTGGCTGACCTTACTAAAACGTACCGTAGACCCTTGCCCATTTGCCTTTGTTGTTCATTTGCTCGTCATGATCTTCCATGAGCATTTCGTACGCGTCTCTCATGTCTTGCACTCGCTAGGCTGTTTCCTCATATGAACTCTGCATACCCAGCTTAGAACTTACAATCTTGTCATCATCTAAAGGTATTAATCGACCATAGGCGTCTGATATTGGAGCTCCCCACATATCTTTCTTGTAAGGCCCGAAATTACGTGCCCAGTTGGCGTGCCAAGGGTATTTCTCACTGTTGTATTTGTTAGTAATGACGTGATGCATACCTATGGTGTCTTGCATGTCTTGGCCCACTTCCTTAGCCAGAATATGGTCAAAATAACAAGCTACGTCCTGATTGTCTTAGATTTCGTTCTATACTATATCATCCATGTCGTCCTTGTCAAGGTCGAACTAAACCTGGGCCAGCGCCTAAATGATACCCGGTATCGATTTTTCATTTTTCCTACTCTAATCAGGCAATTTACTAACGTTTTTCACTTCAAACAATTTCAGTCCATCTTCATCTACGTCACCACCAATTGCCTTTCCATTCTCTGACAATCCTGGAACAATTCGTGCCATCTTAAATCCCGCACCATTGAAATGAGGCTTGGCTGTTTTATCCCAATAGCTTTCTTTAACCCTGACCCATTGAATGTTGTTGACATGAGACCATTGCTAACCGTGATCACCATCATCATCGCTGTCATCAGAATCCGTTCCTGTAGACAGATATTCTATATCATAGTCCACGTGGTCGCCGAAAATCAACGGTTCATTGTTAACGTTGAACCAGGGCTCAATCACCATGGGCGGCATGTGGTCCATGGCATGACTAGTGTAAAACACTATCTGACTGACACGACCGTAGACGATGTATTCCAATTGACAGGCAATGACCTGTTTTATCATCTCCAAATTTTGTTGTTCTATCCATCCGTTGTCCAATTCCATCCGTGCCAATAACACTATGAAGTCCAACATAGCTTTTCTATGAGCCGCCATACTGAATTGAGGATCGTCCAGTTTTACATTAGGGAAACTCAGTCTAATGTATTCCATCTCTTCTGACGTTTGTCTGCAAAAAGAAAATTTAGCTTTCAAGTATCGCCACCAATTGCCGAAAAAGCGTCTGATGTACTAATCAGACCGACCTGACAATAGCGAGATGGCATGCAAACTACCTGAAGGAATGCTACTCATTGCCTCATTTAGAATCATTGCGCTTGCAGTGGTGTTTTTCGTGATTTTAAAAGGGTCTGCCTCAAATCTGTAAGCCCTTCTTAGCAGTCGTTGGGCACTGACGTAATATAAGTTCTGTCTTTATGCGTCATTCATATAATCTATTACATAAGCTTGACCTATAACCTTCCTGCTATTCAGGAAATTATTGTAATACTGAGCGCCATGTTTGAGCCCATATTGTTCCTGCACATTGCCTTGCACCTTTCCATTAGTTGCCCATTTAAGCAAGCAATTGACTTCCCCGGCTGTAAATTCTTAAGTGGTGCCTGCGTAGGTGGCTGTGCAATCATTACCCGAATGGCGCACGGTTTTCACGCCGATGTATGCGTTGCCAGCCAACATTCTTATCACTCCCGTTGTTTGCTAATTGGCCTGGCGCATGACTGTAGCGTGTTTTCTCCTGTCATAACACCCGCTTCCCATGTCAATGAAATTCACGCTAAGTATCAGTTGGGTATCATATTGATCGGTCTCGCTGTGAGTTTGAAAACCCCTAACGTCGCTTATACTCATGGCGACAAAATGTTATTCTATAGAACCAAAACCGTCTCTGCCGTGTCTGTAAGTTTGTGATTCACCTCTTGTGGTGTCTTATATAATATATTCTGTGAACATCGAATCTGTGTTTCTAGCTGCCTAGCTACCGTCGTAAGACTGCACAACGTAATTGTGAGTGGCCACATGTGCAAAAGTATCACTCCTAGCGTTAACAGTCAACGTATCTATAAGATAAAAATCAGTGTTTGACATCAGCAAGGTGTAGGAATGGTATGTTTGCTACATTAACAGCAAGAAATCCTCGAAATCTCCAACCCAATACTGGTGGCCCAAGCGCTCACAAACTTCGAGTTGCGTTCTATTGAAAGAATCTTAATCCCACAAATAGTGCACTATATCATAACCAGATGGTATAAAAAGTTGCACGAAAGCAGCACTTTCCATTGTTTGTTTGGCATTGATGACTAAAACAGCGCATCTACCTTGTAGCCGCTCACAAGATATGCCTGATTTTCGGTTTCCTGGTTTATAATTATTGGGCGAATAATTTAACTTGTTTGGGCCAAATAAATAAGTTTTGCGTCTCAGGCTAGCCGCAGTGGGGTGACTTTCTACGTCCATCACAGAACCGTTGTTCTTTATAGTGTCTTTTTTATAACCTGAAATTTTGTCGAACTCGTGCACATAATGGCCAGTATGTTGAAACATTGCGGCCTACATGCAGTAAGCCGTATATCTGTCTGCATCCTTTCCAGTATTTAATGTTCCGTTACTGCTCATCATGGCAAACACTTCAAAAACGTGCTTGGCGTACCCTGAAACACATTCAAACACTGCGTCTGATAACGTCAAATCGTTGGCGTACAAATATAATACTGTCATTCTTTTATAATCTATATCAGTGGGCGACCTTCTCGTGTTTTTGAATATTTATTTAAGCCATTGCTGCATCATTGCCGGCCGGAACGATTGGATCAATTGATCGAACACTTATCGATCATCCACTGCTAGTTATTCGCGCTCTTCCCTCATACGCTAGGTCGTCTAGTGGTCTCGCATAAATCCAGCATCATCAAACAAATGCGACTAACCGTTCACGTATACCTTGTTGCTCTAAGTAGGTTAATGCCATTCTACGCGGTACTCACCCTCATTGAACAGTTACCGATCATTACCCAATGTGATTCTCACTCCCTTCGTAGTGTACACTGCAACCAGTTCGATATAAACATGTTCTTCGTCTCGTTCGTCCACTAACCCGATGTAGTTA